ATGATTTTAATTGATGATGGCAGTGATTCCTCTGTGATTGGATTCAATTCGTCGCCATCGGGAAGGGTGCCGCTCACCGTGTAGTCGATAGATGTCACTTGCTTGTCGGTAAATGTTACCGTGGCAATAATGTAATTCAAACCATCAGCATCCACGGGGTCGGTGACATCAACTAGATCATTCCACGCCGAGTTGATGACCCCATTGATTGTGCCTGGCGCAAGCCGCAGCTTGTAATTTGGCGCCTCTGTCGTGCCTGTGTTGACTAGGGTGGGCTTCCACGGGACGCAACCAGTTGCTGCCGTGCCTCTGCTTGTGCGTCTGCGTCGCTTCGGTGCGTGTATTGCTCCATTATGCGTCTGCACCAAGCCTGTCGTCAGTGACTGCTTAGGGCTGCGCTTGGCAACCTCCAGCTCGACGTCGGCAAAGCCCTCAAGCCTTGTGCCCCCCAGTGGTGAGTTACCGTTGTATTTCTTGCTAGGCATTATATACGACTTCGTTCCAGCCTCGTGGGCCGCTTCCTAGATACTGCTCTGTGACTTGATAAAAACTTCCAACTTGCCTGTATGGTGTGTCGAGCAATAGAAAGTCCTCGACGTCGCTTGGCACCTTTAGCTCGGCGCTGCTGACGCCTCTGATTTTGCTGTAAATCTTTAATCTGTTTTTAAGTGATGGCACTTTATCCGTCCAGTATGACAGTGTGATCATTGTTGATGGTGTGAGGTAATATTCTATACCTCTGAACTGTGGGCCGTCTGGATCTTCGCCACCGCCAAACTCAATGAATGAGCCATAGTCAGCCGCGTTGGTGTCAGTCTCGAAAATAGCGCCATTCAATGGTGCATCAACTGTGCCAGCAAACGCTGTGAAGTTTGGGTGCGTTGTGATTGCTTCGTTGTTCTGCCCTCCAGAGTATGTGATGACTGGGTCTGTCGTTGACGAGATAAGCCCGAAGAATGACGCGGTGGCTGTCACTAGCCCGTTGCTGTTGTATGTCCGGCTTATGTTGTAACATTCAAGACGAGTGTCGTCTGGGTGAGTTGTGCCGATGCGTGGAAGCCTGGAGATGTTGCTGCGGTCGCACTTGTAAATCACTTGCCCCTCCAGTGTGCCGTCGTTCTTTTCGCTGATGCTGCGATCTGGCTGGATTATTACTGCGCCATCAATGTCGCCTTTTGTGGTTCTGCTCATGATAAATTATAGTTCTGGGGTTGGTATGTTGCCGCCGCCTTCTAGTGTGCCGCCTTGAAGCTTGACCAGTTGCTCAAGCAAGTTTGATTGGCGTTTGTTCTCGTTTAAAATTGGATCGTTGGTGAATGATGCTGTAGCACCACCGCCACCAATGGCTGCAAGTTGCGATGATATCACGCTGGCTTGTGTGGGTTCTGCGTCGTCTGCGTCGTCTCCATCTTTTCCATCCAGAATCTCAATGCTGTCATAAAACTGCTTTAAGTCCTCGTCGCTTTTCTGCTGTAGGTCTTGCTCTTTAGTTAGTGATTTTTCTAGCTCTAGCTGCTTTTGTGTGCCCTCTTCTGAAAAAGGGTCGATGTTTTGAGCTTCCTTTTCCAGCTCTATTCGTTTGCGTGTCGCTTCTGCTAGTCTCTCCTCTAGCGTCATCGCATTTTCTTTTCTTTTTTGTTGCTCATCTGCAATTTGCTTGTCGAGTTTGTTTATTCTTTCTTTCTCTTTTGCTTGTGCATCTGCTGCCTTCTTTGCCGCGTCTTGCTCTGCCTTCAACCTCGCACGTTCTATATCCGTCATGCCACCAGGTTCGGTTGGCTTTTCTTCCTCAAGTTGCTTGTCAAGGATTGCATCCATAGCTGCGCCAATCCTGTCGCCAGCACCGGCTGCCGCGTCCTGTAGTTCTTGGAGTGCCTTTTTTCCTGTGGTCAACCATGTAGCAGGATTCATGGCTGCAAATATTACTTTGCCGAGCGGTTTCCAGACGTTGGCAATTTCAATGGCTGCCTGTGTTGCTCCCGTAACAAAATATTCAAACATCTGCAAGCCGTTAGCGAGCCAGATGCCAAGCTGTGAAATCATATTTGAAATGGTGCCGTCTATTAATTTAGATGCTCGCTCTGCCGCTGCTGCTTGTTGCGCACTCATAGTCTGTGCATCATCTCCCAGTTTCAGAATGCCTTCGCTGCCCATCTCAAGAAGTGGTAGCAGCTCATACATAGCGTCGCCAAATTCATCAGCCCCGAATCGGCTTAAACTCCCAGATGCTGTTTGTATTGCGTCAGCAAATGCCAACATTCTTTCATCTGGTGCCATTGCTGCCAGCTCATTCATGTCAAGACCCAGCTCTTCAATTAGTTCAGCAAAAGAACCGCCGCGCATGATGCCGTCCTGTAGTTTGACATCTAAGTCTTTCATTGCGTCAGCGAGTCGCTCTGCGTCAACGCCTGTTTGCTTTGCGGCATAAGATAACTTTTGGAACATCTCCACGCCAACACCAAGTCGCTCTGCTGCTCGCTTCATTTCCACCATGCCATCGAGCACGTTCTTGATGCCTGCAATACTGAAGCCAGCAAAAGCACCCGCCAGAACGCCCTTGACTGAGCTGGAAAACTTCTTCGTCTGGTCACGCATTTTATTTAGCCCGCGTGTGTATTCGCTGCCGTCTGCCTTAAATTTAAATACTGCTGCCATTTACTTGTTATTTTTGAATGCTTCGTGCCATTTCTCGAAATCTTGTGGACTGAGATTTCTTTGTGCGATCTCAACCGCTTTGTCTTCGCTGATTTCTTGGATCTGCTCTCGTAACTGATCCTCCTCGCCCTCGTATGCAACGCGCAAATCTGCACCATTGATCTCTGCAAGTGCTACGTCATACCAGCGAGCCGCTGCGATTCGCATGTTCCATGCTGCACCCAGGTCGATGTTGCCCTTGCTTACCATGCTGACGACAAGCGCAAACATGCTTGGTGTCGACAGTGAGCGTCCTGTGTTGTTGTCTTCTGATTCGTTCGCCCACAATTCTGGGGCTGATAGTTGGCAACTGAGCCACACCTTGAGCTTGGCGAGTTCCTTCAACAGCGTGCTGCGCTTCTTTAGTTTGCGATGCCAGATGATGTCACGCCATCTCGCTTTGAGATTGGGCATGTTTGGCCACTCACAAGAAACCACTTTCAAGAATAAAAGCAAATCGCCCGCGCTTGTATCCTTTTCGGGATTAAGCACAGGCGAGTCTATTGCTGATAGGATGACAGAATGCCAAGGTGTCAGTGCCGTTATATCGTAACCACAAACGCGGTCAGAGGCACCGATTATGGCATTAAAGAATCTGTCATCCATCTCATTGTTAATTACGTCAATGTAATGTATTGAGTCTTCTTGACGTTGTATGTCGTCTCACGAAAGCCGTTGTTGGTGTGACTCTCGGCTGTTCCTGTAATGTAGAACACAACGTCAGCGCCTGAAGCCCCTGCACCTGGAATGGTGATGTTGCTTCCTGCTGCTGCTGGTGAGAATGCTGCCTCGTATTGAAGCGTCATTGTGCCAGTTTCGATGGTGTCATCCATACGCTTCTCGATCTCGTTGCCGTTAAAGTTGACGACGTTCTGCACGTTGCCATAAGATTTGGTCGTGCTGATGCTGGTCACGTTTGCGTTGGTGATTGCTTCATTGGTTCCCCATACATAAACGGGTGTTCCTTTGGTGATTGCTGCCATGATATTTAGTGGTTAAGGATTAAACTGGCACCTCCGCTGCGTTGGTGGTGTGGTCGACGTATTCAAAGTTAAATGACATTTCAGCGAATCCGTTGTTGGTTCTGTTCTTGGTGATCTCTGTGATCCAGTAAGTCACGCCGTCATAAGTGAAGGTGTCAAATGTGTCTGCAAGGTCGCGGTCGTTTGATGCTGTGAACTGCATTGATGCGCTGCCTGTGGTCTGTAGGTCATCCATGCGCTCATGAACGATCTGCCCGTCTTCATTTAAAACTTGGCCTTGGTTGGCAAATTCGTTGTTGAATGTGATTGATGTGAGAACCGCATTGGTCACTGCACCTGAGTCGATGCCGAAAACGAAAGTTTCTCCTTTGATTACTGCTGCCATAATTTATTGGGTGATTGGTTGTTATTGATAAGCGTCATTTCAACTATTCATCTATCTCTTGAACGACGAGCGTCATATTGACAGTTCGCTGCCAGTTGGTTCCCTCTGTGTCGTATTCGGTGCTAAAGTCGATAATCTCATGCAGATACACTCCACGAATCTTTCGGTAGTCTCTGCCACTTCCTGGCTTGTTGAATTGCTTCTTCAATCCGTCCACCCAGTCGAGGCAGTGCTCCATGTTGCCTGCGTATGTTTCGCACTTTGCTTCGGGTGTCTGCTCGCTGTCAGCGTAGAGTGTCACGCTAACCTCCGCATCACGCGCATAGAAGCCGATAATGTCGGCGTGACGCGGTGCAGATGGACAATGCACAATGATGCAAGGCAGACTCGGTGGAGCCTCTGTGCTGTCTCCCTTTGCGACTATGGCGCATCCCTTCAATGCTCCCTTTTTCTTGAGATGGTTGACGATTGCTGTCTCGACGTTTCTGGTTGTTGGTTTTCTTGATATTCTAGCCATGATTACTTTGTGATATATTGAATGCGCTTGAGTGTTTTGCGTTTGAAGCTCGCCATTTCTCTGCTTGATGCCTTGACTTGCTTTGCAATGTCCTTTGCCATCACGTTGGTTCTGTGACGGAATAGCCCCGTCATTGATGTTTTACTGAATCCATATTTGCCATAGTGAGCAACGGTGACCTCTGCTTTGCTGCCGTGACCTCGCACCCTGCCAAAGCCTCTGGTTCTGTGATGCTTGGCTTTAGCCCATGCTGGTATGCCTCTCGTTGGATTAGCTACGCCACCGAGCATTTCAGCAGCCTTCGACCATCCAGATTTTGCCTCGCCCATGTTCTTTGTCTTTCTGGTGATGAAGCGTTTTATTTGCGGGGCTTCAAAGACCAGATGCACGGGTGCTGATCCTCTTTTCTTGATGTATCGAGTATGAGCGCCACCTCCGTCCCATGTGATGACTTTGACCTCTCTGCCTTTGTAGTATTTTGATAGGTTGGCTTTGTTGATGAGTATCTGTGCGCGTCCCGAATCTCTGCGTCTGATGTAACCCTCAAAACGCTTGCCGGCTTTGATGCCCATTTCTTTTGCGATCAAACCAATAGCCCATTTTGCAGGTTTGTATATGCGACGCACCGAGTCGTTGATGTCTTTGACTTGTGCCTTTTTGACTGTTGCCCCCTTACCTGGAGGCGTTGCTCGCTCTGTGTAGTTTGCAGCGGCAACGGCAAATAGTCGCCCTTGTTGGCGAAGGATGTTTTCGACAGGCTCTTTTGTGACAGCAATAAGTTGCTTCATGTTATGCTCGAAAGCTGCCATTGCCTTCTTGTCGACCTCCACTGAAATCATTCCTCTACTCTGTTCGGTTCGATCAGCGTGATGGTGGTCATTGCCTTGCCTCGCTGAAAGTTGCTTATCTTCCAGTCCTGGTCGTCTGCTTTGACTGCCATGCCCTTCTTGAGCTTCAATCCCTTGATGGTTGGAAACTGGTAGTTGATCTCTCGCTCTTCTCTGCTGCCTCCCATTAGCTCGCGGTCAACGTCAACCTCTGCTGGTATTGCTGAGACTGTGCGGCTTGCTATGGTGATGTTCTCGGCGCCTAGCTGCCCAAGAACGTTTTGCATGACTGCTTTGACTTTGTTCTGGATGTTCATGATGATAAAAAAAGCGGGTCGCCCCCGTGTGTAGGAACGACCCGCTGGGGTGTGTTATGAGTAAGGGTTGCTTAACTTTCCTTTTTGGCTGCCTTCTTGGCTGCCTTCTTGGCGACAGGCTTAACAAACTTCCGTAGGCGAATTTGCCCTAGGTGCTTGTCAACAACTTCGATGGTATCAAAACCATCAGCGGCTGTCATGTCCTTAAACTGTCTGCGGATTTCCACAGGCTGTCCCTTCTGGATCAGCGTCGTCTTGTCGGCTTTTGTGCCGAGTAATAGTGCGTAGTTTGCCATGATTCTAGGTAGTTAATTATGCAGATACAAGGCGCTTGACTCCGGTGGAAATCCCGGTTTCGAAAGCATACACCGTCTCTATGATATTTTTGCGGACTCCGCTGTCCTCTGAATACCAGTCGCGCAAGCCAAGGGTGATTCCACCTTCTCCAACGAGTGCCTCTGCACGGTTGTAGTTGTGGCCCTGCTGTGGTGCGAGGTAACGGAATGCAGATGCGATGCCGTTGCCGTCTGTAGCGAATCCGACCAGGTTCTCACCGTTGGCTGGAACTGCGTTGGACATGATGATCTTGAAGCCGTGAAGCATTGGGATGTCGCCAGTTTGAATGGCGTTGTATCCGAAGCCGCTTGTGTCCTTGATGGCACCAGCTTTGCGAAGTGCTGCGATGTAAGATGGAGAAAGGATCAAGTAACGATCGTCGTTCCAGTCTGCGCTGTCGCAATCTTCAGCAACGTCGGCAACGTCGTCCTCGTCAAATGTGCTGGCTGCTCCTGTGAAGGATGCTGCACCGAAGTTGGCGTTGGTGATCTCTGACCAGATGTCTTGAAGCACTGTCTTGGCAAGTAGGTTGCCTTTACGGCGGCCGAACTTCTCCATTGTAAGGATGCTTGAGCTGGCGATTTCTACGTCGTCAAGTCCCCATGAAACATATTTGGGCTGTCCGAGTGTGAGTTCGATGGAGTCGCTGTCAGCGTCTTGCACTGTGTATGCTCCGTGTGATGTCTTATCAAGTGCAGCGTCGATGGCGGTGTTGTCGCGCATGATGCTTACTTTTTCGCCCCTGCGTGCTGCTTCAGAACTGAAATCAGTAGTGAATGCGGTGAGAGGTGCGATTGCGGTGGTGTATCCTTCAAGCACGGATTGTGCTAGGATATCGTCGTTGATGCCTGTGATTGAGTTGGCCATGGTATTATGTTGTTATTTGTTTGTTGGTGATTAAACCGAAGCCTTAATTGCGGCTTCGTTCTCTCGCCAGAACGCTCCAGCGGCTGCTGGGTTGGTGGCTTTAAGATTTGTGTATTGTGTGTAAAGGTCGTCGGTCTCATCGTCTGCGATGGTTGCGACTGGCTCAGAAACGCCAAGCTCTTGCATACGAGCAAGTGCGGCGCTGCTTACCTTTTCCTCAAAAGATTCTTGTGCTTCCTTACTTTCAGCGAGTTCGGCTTTCACCTCTTCAAGCTCGCCAGTAAGGGTGGCATTTTCGATGGTTGCTTCAGCAAGCTCGGCGGTGCGTGTTTCCAATCTCTCGGATACCTCTGCCATTTGCTCGGTGATGTTGATGATATCGGATTCGCGTTGTGCGATTACCGCTTCGTGCTCTGTCACCTCGGCCTTGGTGGCTTCGAGTTGATCTTTTAGGTCGTGGTCATTTTTGAAAAGTGCCATAGTTTTTTTGGTTGTTGGTTATGTTATTAGTTGCGATTTCAACTTAGATTCCTTTGATGATGGTTTGGCGTGCGTATTCGTAAGAGGATATTGCGTCAACAAGTCCGAGGCTTTGTGCGCGGTCGCCTTGATACCAGCCTGCTCTGAATACTTCTGGATCAACGCTGCGGTTGCTCTCTACGTGATTGCGGAACTGCTCGCCGTGTGCGTTGATCTCTTCTTGTAAGAACTCACGCTGTGCGTCTGTCATGGGTGAGTCGCGGAATGTGCCTTTGAGGTCTGCGCCTTCGTTGGTGAGCACTTCCATCTTGTAGCCCATTGCTTCCATTAGCTCTGCGTCGTCCATCCACGCCATGACGGTGCCGATGTTTCCGACGTCTGCTGATGGGCTGGCAACGATAGCTGCTGCTGATGCTGCTAGGTGATAGGCTGCACTACATGCCATGCCGTCGCAGTATGCGAACACAGGCACGCTTGATGCTGCGATTGCTTGGCTTGCTTCTTCTAGTCCTGCGACTGTGCCTCCAGGTGAGTCAACGCGCATCAAGATAGCTTTTGAGTCTTGCGCTGCGTCAATCTCTGCAATGAGTGAGCGGTAATCTGTGCTTCCAATCTTCTCGTATATAGCCGGTGCATTGTCAATCAATGCTCCCTTGACGTCGATGTGTGCGATGCCGTCTTCGTCTTCGCTGAGTGCTTGGCGAGGTGAAAAGAAATCAGCATAGTCAATGTCTGATTTTGCTGTGCGGATGCTCTCAAGTAGAGCACACATGCCTGGGCGTGTGATCGCCCATGCGCCTCGTAAGAAAGATGTGTTATTGGTTGGGATCATTGGTCTGGTCTGGTTGTTCGTTAGGTGTCAACATTTGCAACTCGCGGTCGTCAATATCAACGCCGAATTTTGCTTCGTATTCTTCTTTGATGGTCTTGCGCTCGATAATCTCAGCACAACGCTCGCGGATGTGCTCTGCGTGTGTTTTGCCTTTCTCCTGCAAGATGCCTGTCATGTTGACAGCACCTAGCTTATATTCGTCGGCTTGTGTTTTTGAGTCGTTGCGTGGATCAATGGAAAGCTTTGGTGGCATTGTGAAATCCCAGCGATACCAGTCCTCTGATGCTGGAAGTAAGCCGAGCTTGATTGCCTTGGACAATGCCCAGCCAACAATGCGTCGAGCTGGTCTGCGTAGCACGTCTTGACGCGCTTCAACGCTTGAGCGTGCGCGTGCTTGGATGTTCCTGATGGTTGTGCCTGTGACGTTCTCTGCCTTCCATACTAGCTCCACTGGCCACGGAATGCCGGCGAGTGCCTCACGTATGATGCGATCTTGGAACTTGTCCCACATATCACCTGGTCGTGAATGGTCGATGCTCTCAAGCTTGCTGCCGCTGTTGCTCTTAAAGTGACGCACCATGCCTCCAGAGTATGATTGAACTGCAAGCCTGTCAGAGTCGCCGACTTCGCCGGTGAGGCTTACGCTTGGATCATCGAGGTCAACGCCACCTGTGTCTGAGTATTCAATGAGTGCATGAGATGAAACCATCATCTGCGCCATCAACTCCCATTCTTGTGATGTCTTTGCCTTGCGTAGCTCATGAATGGCGTGGCTCAGTGCTGGTATGCCTCTGCCTTGGTTGTGCCATTGCGGATCGGCAATATGCACCATGTCTTGTGATGAAATATATTTGTCGCCGCTTGCTTCGTTACCAAGCACGCAGTATGCGACTGGTGATCCGTTGCGGTTTTCAACGACTCCGTTGCGTATCCTGTTGCCACGATATGCGCCGACGAGTAGAATGTCCTCTTTCACGCTGGATGGACGTGTGCCAACTCTATGCGCTGGGATGTGCTGAATCTGTGGGTAACCCGACTCTGTCTCGGTGAGTAAGATGAAGACGTCGCCATCTCGGTCAACTGCCACGCTGTTCATCTTTAAAGATGTGCGGAAGTCTTGCAAGTTGCCTTGCACGTCGCAGACATTGAACCAGCTTTGCAGCCATTCTTTTGCTGCGTCGCCGAACTCGTTGTCTTTGCCTTTAAATTCTGGTTCCCATGCTCTGCCGACTACTCCATCAGCTTTCTGCATGATGGCACCGCGAGGGACTCCGAAGTTTGAAAATATAACGCGAGACTGCGACATGGTCGCGCGATGGTCTGACTGTGTGAACAAGTCATCTAGGTCGCGTGCAAAGTCTGGCATCCAAGGAACACCGCGTGTGTATCTGTCGCTGCTGCTGACTAGCTTGCGCTGGTGTTCGGTCGGGCGTCCGTTGCTGTCTAATATGCTCATATTAAAATTGTCCGAAACTTTTGCCGGTGTAGTTGACTCCTTTGTCAATCATCTGTAATGCCTCGTCCAAGCAGCTAAACCACTCAGAGTTTGTCATGTTCGCCATTGATGAGAACGATGCACCATTGGCACTGCCGCTAACTACGTCAGAACCTTTATTAGCTGCAATCTCTTCGATTGCGTCCTCAAGCCACGC